GGTTGAAGAGGCGCAAAGCCTGAGCAATCGCAGCCTTGAGCTGTTACGCCCGACGATCCGCAAGCCCGGCTCGGAGTTGTGGTTTAGCTGGAACCCGAATGATGCGAAAGACCCAGTTGACGACCTACTGAGGGGCGATGAGCCGCCACCTGGCTCAATCGTTGTCGAGGTGAACTTTACCGACAACCCTTGGTTTCCCGATGTGCTGCGGGAAGAAATGCTCTACGACCGCAAGCGCGACCCGGACAAGTACGCTCACGTTTGGCTAGGTGGATACCAGCGCAACAGCGAAGCCAGAGTATTCAAGAACTGGAAGGTCGAAGAGTTCACCATCCCCAAGGATGCCGCAATCAAGCAAGGGGCGGACTGGGGCTTTGCGGTTGACCCGACCGTGCTGGTTCAGGGCTACATCATCGGGCGCAAGCTGTACGTGGCCCATGAGGCTTATCGGGTTGGCTGCGAGATCGTGGACACCCCGGCGCTGTTCATGACCGTGCCTGAAGCGGAGAAATGGCCGATTACGGCTGATTCGGCCAGGCCTGAAACGATCAGCCACATGCAATCACACGGCTTCCCAAAGATCATGGGCGCGGTGAAGGGGCCGAAGTCGCTGGAAGAGGGGATCGAGTTCCTGAAGTCGTTTGACATCATCGTGCATCCCAGATGCAAGCACGTGATTGATGAGCTGACCCTGTATTGCTACAAGACCGACCCGATGACCGGCGAAATCATGCCGGTGCTGGAAGACAAGCATAACCACACCATCGACGCGCTGCGTTATGCCTGCGAGGCAGCGCGGAGAACCATGAAGAGTGAAGAAGAATGGACAAAACCGCTGAAGTACAACACAAAGTACATCGTGTGAGACGGACCAAGGCACAGATCGAGGCCGACAACGCCAAGGTTCTTAAGCCAGGAGAGTCTTTACATGCTGCGCTTGAAAACCGAGTGATTGGTGTTTACCTTGCGTCACCAGAAGCGCAGGCATATGCGCTGCGTATCTGGAACGGACAATCTCCCGACCTGTTGCGCCCTGATCGCATCGAGCGCGTCACCCGTGGCTTAGAGGCGCAAGGAATGAGTATGGACAACGTGGTTCTCCCTGAATGAAGAAGCTCGGCAAGATCGAACTCCTGTCTATTATCAAGGCGCATCGTGCCGATAGCCTGGGCGCTGCAGATGGTGAGCTATCCAACGAACGCGCTGCGGCGATGGATCATTACCACGGGCGGCCCTATGGGAACGAGGTTGACGGGCGTTCGCAGGTAGTCAGCCGTGATCTTTCGGAAACCGTAGATTGGGCCATGCCGGCCATTATGAGCGTGTTCACCAAGTCGGGGAACATCGTTGAGTTTGCGCCGATTGGGCCGGAAGATGAGGAACTGGCGCAGCAGGAATCCGATTACACCAATCAGGTAATCATGCGCGACAACAACGGGTTCGTCGTGTTGCACGATGCAATCAAGGACACGCTGTTGCTCAAGAATGGCTATGTGAAGCATTTTTGGGAAGATACGGAGAAGGTCAGCACCGAGGAATACGAAGGCCTCGGGCTGGACGAACTGACCAAGCTGTTCGCTGATCTACAGGCCGATGGGGCCGAGGTGGAAGTTACTGGGCAGGAAGAGCACCTGATCGACATGGGCGGGGTTCAGGTTCCCGTGTTTGACGTGGAACTTAGCATCACGCGCAATGAAGGCAAATGCTACATTATTGCTATCCCTACTGAGGAGGTCCGGGTAAGCAAGCGATGCCGTGGCAGCTTGCAGGACTCGCCATTTACCGAACACGTCACCAAAAAAACGCGCTCCGACTTGATCGAGCTTGGGATGGATAGCGATTTCGTCTATACCCTGCCGGCCTACGACAGCAACGACAACGACAGCGAGACGTTGGCCCGTGACTCGACGAGCGACGAGTCGGACGATGCAGGCACATCGGCCAATGACCGTTCGATGGATGAGGTCGAATACTGCGAGGCGTATCTGAAGGTTGACTTTGACGGCGACGGCATTGCAGAACTGCGCAAGGTTGTAACCGTTGGCGGCAAGATCCCGTCCGGCAAGGAATGGAACGAGCCGATTGACGCCGTGCCCATTACCGGATTCGTGTCCAAGCGCGTCCCGCATCGCCATGTTGGCGAATCGCTGGACGATGATGTTGCCGACCTGATGGAGATCAAGACAACGCTCTATCGGCAGTTGCTGGATAACATCTATCTAACCAACAACAACCAATGGGTTGTCAACGAGCGGGTAAACCTGGCTGATTTCATGACCTCGCTGCCTGGCGGGGTCAAGCGCGTTCGCGGGATGGAGCCTGTATCCGGGTCATACGAGCCAGTTATGTCAACCCCTATCGTTGGGCAGATTATCCCTGTTCTCGACATGATCGAGAGCGTCAAGGAATCGCGCACGGGTATCAACGCGACTACAACCGGGCTTGACCCCGACATTCTCAAGCAATCGACCAAAGGCGCATTCATGGAGAACATGAACCGCGCCAGCCAGAAAATTGAAATGATTACCCGGATGCTTGCCGAAACGGGAGTCAAGGAAATGGTCAAGCAGGTTCACGCCATCCTGATGAAGCACCAGGACAAGCCCCGCGTGGTCAAGCTGCGCGGCAAATACGTTCCGGTCAACCCGCAGGAATGGCGCGAGCGCACCGACCTTACCGTAAAGGTTGGGCTTGGAACCGGGAACGAGGAAGAAAAGCGTGAAAAGCTGATGTTTCTGGCGACCTTGCAGGAAAAGCTCGGTGCAGCGTTTGGCATGGTCGGGCCGAAACATGCGTTCTCCATGTTCTCCGACATCGTTGAGGCAATTGGCTTCCAGATGCCGGAAAAATATGCAATGTCGCCTGATTCGCCAGAGTTCCAGGAGGCGCAGCAAAACCGGAAGCAGGGCAATAACGAACTGGCCGAAGCCGAAATGGTAAAGGGCCAATACGCTATGCAAGCGGCGCAAATGAAAGCCCAGTTTGACGGGCAGGTTAAGCAGATGCAGGCCGAACACAAGAACCAGCTCGACATGATGAACCTGCAAGTCAAGATGCACGAAGCCGATAAGGACAGGGCCAGCCGTGAAGCAATCGAAGCGGCAAAACTGGAAGTGCAGGCATATCTTGCAAGGCTTCCTATTGACATCGGCCAGCCCGGAATGGGCGCAGGAATTGAGACGCTATGACCCCCGAGCAACGCAAGTTCATGGCGGCAGACGCCAAGGCGCTGCTTGATAACAAGCTCCTGAAGGACGCATTCGCAAAGGTTGCCGACTATATCGACGCGCAGACGCTTGGATGCGACCCGGACAACGCCACCAAGGCGCAGCGCATCCTGATTTCCAGGCAGATCCTGGCTGGCATCAAGCGCGAGATCGAGCGCGTGGTAGAGGATGGAACGGTCGCTGAAATTCAACTTAACGAGATCGAGCATAAACGCAAGATGTTCAACTTCCGGCGATGAACCAGACACAGAACGAAATCCAGCGCACGGCATGGCGCTATTTCGAGCCGCAGCCTGACCACACCGGCAAGCGTATCGATAGAAACCATGTCTGCCCATCGTGCAAGAACGACAACACCGACCGAGTAATGGATGCGGTTGAGTTGAACAGGTACCGGGCTTTCTACAAGGACTCGAAGTTTCATGTTCACGACTGCCACCTATGCGGGGCGCGGTGGAGCAACTTAGCGGAGTAACACGCACAACTTTACAACAATGGGGCTTCGGCCCCTTTTTTTATGGAGCATTAAAACATCATGGACTCGGTGAACCCTACCGCTGACAGCGGCGCAAGTATCCAAGACCGGCTTGAGAATTTCCTTTCTGCCGATGAACCTCAAGCGCAAGACGAAGCCGACGCACCTGAAGTCAAGGCGCAGGCTGAACCGGCAGACGTAGAATCCGAAGTCGATGCGGACGAAGGCGAAGGCGAAGGTGAAGAGCCGTCTATCAGCCTTTCCGACCTGTCCAAGTACCTTGGAATTGATGAGCAGTACCTAGACGTCGATGAAGACGGCACGGTATCCATCAAGACCAAGGTGGACGGTCAGGAAAGCAAGACCAAGCTCAAAGACCTGCAAACCTCCTACCAATTAAGACAGCATCTTGACAACGAAACGCGCGCAGTAGCCGAGCAGCAAAAGGCGATGCGCGAGCAAGCCGCTCAAGTCGAGCGGGTGATACAGGAACGTGTGCAGCAGGTTGAATATCTGGCGAACGCGGCGCAGGAACAACTGACCCGAGAGTTCAACAATATCGACTGGCAACTGTTGCGGCAGGCGGACCCGGCTGAGTATTCGGCCCTGTCCCGCGACTTTGAAGTACGGCAGGCGCATATCAACGGCATCGGGCAGCATGTTGCGAACGAACGGCAGCAATACGCTGTTCAGTATCAGCAGCAGTCGGCGGCGCAACTCCAGGAAGAGGCGAAGGCATTGCCCAGCATCATCCCGGAGTGGTCGAAAGCCGATGTGGCGGAGCGTGAGCGCGGAGAGATCAAGGAATGGGCGTTGAAAAACGGAATCCCCAAAGCCGAGGTTGACTCCGTGTCGAGAGCGGCACACGTCGCAATCATGCGCAAAGCCATGCTGTACGACCGTATTCAGTCGTCCAAGGCAAGCGTCGAGAACAAGGTGCGAACAGCGCCGAAGCTCGTCAAGCCCGGTCAGACATCGCCAGCCAACAGCAACGAATCCAGCGCCCGCAACCTCAAGGCGGCAATCAAGAAATCAGGAGGCAAGACGGGTATCGCTGAATACCTGATTGCCACAGGCAAAGTCTAATTTAGGAGTTTTATCATGGCACAACCCACCAATACCCATAGCACCTATGACGCAATCGGCAACCGCGAAGACCTCGGAGACATCATCTTTGACGTTTCGCCCTCCGAGACCCCGTTCCTCTCCGCCATCGGCAAGAACAAGGCCACCAGCACCAAGCATGAATGGCTGACCCGCGCACTGGCCGCGGCTTCCGGTACGAACTTCGTGATTGAAGGCGACGACGCCACCACCGACGCGGCTAACGTCAATACCCGCGTGTTCAACTATACCGCCATCAGTGACAAGGTGGCGATTGTGTCTGGCACGCAGGAAGCTGTGACCAAGGCAGGCATGAAGACGAACATGGCCCGCGAGATGGAAGACAAGATGAAGGAACTCAAGCGCGACGTTGAGACCATCCTTCTGCAAAACGTGGCGTATGTGGCCGGCAACGACACCACCGCTCGCAAGTCTGCCGGCTTGCAGGCTTACGTTCTAACCAACACCAGCAAGGCGTCCGACGCGACGGCCTCGGCTGGCAACGGTTCCAACGCCCACACCGATGGAACCGCTCGCGCGCTGCAAGAATCGTTTGTTGAGAGCGTGCTGTCTTCGGCATGGACGGAAGGCGGCAACCCGACGATGGGTGTCTGTAACGCCTTCCAGAAGCGCAAATTTGCGACCTTCTCCGGCTCGTCTTCGATGAATCAGGACGGCAGCAAGAAAAAAGTGGTCAACTCGGTCGATGTGTATATCGACCCGCTCGGCACCGAAGTCCGTCTGGTCCCCTGCCGTCAGGCGCCGACCGATGTGGTGTTCTTTGTCGATCCCGAGTATGTGAAGCTCTCCACGCTGCGCAACTTCCAGACCAAGGAACTGGCGAAGACAGGCGACTCCGAGCGCAAACAGATTCTGGTCGAATACACCCTTGAGGTGTGCAACGAGAAATCACACGCCGCGATCTACGACCTGACGGCCTCCTAAGAGAGCGTAACCCACTAGCGGGGGCTTCGGCCCTCGTTTTTCATTTAGGAGAACGATATGTCGTACAAGATGAAAACAGGCACCGATGGCACTTTCGCCATCATCAACAACCAAACCGGGGCGGGGGTCATTGCCGAACCGCCCGAAGTCGTCACGGCAACCAATGTGATCGACGCAACGGAAGCTGGCAAGACCTTCTTTCTGAGTTCCGCAACTGAGTTTGTCTCGACCCTGCCCGCCCCAAAAATCGGGATGAAGTTCAGCTTTATCGTCACCGCTGCGCCTTCTGGTGCGGACTACACGATCTATGCCAACGGCGGCAGCAACATCATCAAGGGGC